TCTCTGGTTAAACGATATTATCATAGGATTAGAAGCAGGCGATCTTATATCTGCTACAGCAGGTTCAGCTAATGATTTAACTGTTACAACTGTAGTAGAACAAATAGTAATAGGAGGGTAGTTTGACTCCCAAACAAAAAGTTTTTATAAATGCTTTATTCGCAGAAGCTCAAGGAAATTATAGAGCAGCCATGGATATTGCAGAGTATTCTAAAAACACATCTATTAATGATGTACTAAAAGGATGTGAAGAAGAAATTATATCATCCTCTAAAAATTTTCTTGCAGCCAATGCACCAAAAGCAGCAATGGCTATAGTAGGTGTTATTGACGATCCTGTAGAAATGGGAACAAGAGATAAACTAGCAGCAGCAAAAGATGTACTAGATAGAATAGGCGTTAGTAAAACAGATAAGATTGAAGTCAAAGCTCCTCAAGGTATTTTTATATTACCTAGAAAAAATGATGATGAGGACATAGATGACGGAACAAACGAATAGATACAAAAGAAGAACTTCTTCTAGTATACCGTTTGGATGGGAATTAGTAGAAGGCTCAACAGACTTATTAGAAATAGTCAAAGAAGAAATAGAACTATTAGATAAAGCTAAAGAATATTTAAAAGGATCAAGCTATAGAGAAGTAGCTAAATGGTTATCAAATAGAAGTGGTAGAGATATATCTCACGTAACTTTGTATAGAATAGCTAAAAAGGATTTAAGTGAAAAAAGAAGAAGAGCAGCTAAAATTAGATGGGAGCGTGCCAAAGCCAAGGCAAAAGCAGAAACGCAAGAAGATCTCATTGCAGAAGCAGAAACTTACCGTAGCAAAAAAAGCCAAGAAGTCAGCTAAAATTAAATTAGCTTACGCAGAAAAAAGAATAGAAGAAGCAGAAGAAGAGATTAGCGAAGAAAGACCTGTAATATTTAGACCTAATGAAGGTCCACAAACAGAATTTTTAGCGGCAAGTGAAAGAGAAGTTTTATATGGTGGTGCAGCAGGCGGTGGTAAGTCCTACGCATTACTAGCAGATGTATTAAGGTATTGTGGTAACGGTAATCACTCTGCTTTAATTATTCGTAGAACAAATGATGAATTAAGAGAGTTGGTACAAAAGAGTCAGACTATGTACCCTCAAGCATTTAAAGGAGCTCATTGGAGCGAAAGAAAGTCTTTATGGACATTCCCTTCAGGTGCTAGGATATGGATGACATATCTAGAACAAGATAAAGACGTATTAAGATACCAAGGACAAGCGTTTACTTGGATAGGTGTAGATGAATTAACTCAGTATCCTACTCCCTACGCTTGGGACTATTTAAGGTCAAGGCTTAGAACAACTGATCCTTCGCTGCCTATACATATGAGAGCTACAAGCAATCCTGGTGGACCAGGTCATATATGGGTTAAGAAGATGTTTATTAATCCTTCTCCTTATAATGAACCGTTTCCTGCAACTGATATAGAATCAGGCAACGTTTTAAAGTATCCAGATGCACATAAGAAAGCAGGGCAATCCCTGTTTAAAAGAAGGTTTATACCTGCTAAACTAACAGATAATCCATTTTTATCTGAGTCAGGTGAATACGAAGCTAACCTTTTATCTTTACCAGAAGTTCAGCGTAAGCAACTTCTAGAAGGGTCATGGGACATAGCAGAAGGAGCAGCCTTCGGAGAGTTTAACAGAGATATACATGTTGTTAAACCTTATGACATTCCTTCTTCATGGAGAAGATTTAGAGCTTGTGATTATGGGTACAGCTCTTGGTCAGTAGTATTATGGATGGCTGCTAGACCAGATGGACATATTATAGTATACAGAGAACTATATGTACGTAAAAAAACTGCAGATGAGTTAGCAGATATTATACTAAGAATTGAACGAGAGACAGACGACAGCATAGCATATGGCATACTAGACTCTTCTTGTTGGCATCAAAGAGGTCAAACAGGACCTAGTATAGCAGAAGCAATGATACTTAAAGGATGTAGATGGCGACCTTCAGATAGAACAAAAGGAAGTCGTATAGCAGGTAAGAATGAGATACATAGACTATTAAGAGTAGACGAAGAAATGGATGAAGCAGGTATAGAGTTTTTTGAGAATTGTACACAATTAATTGCAGAGCTACCTCAACTACCTTTAGATAAAAATAATCCAGAAGACATAAATACTAAGATAGATTATGATCATGGCTATGACGCATTGCGTTATGGTGTAATGTCTAGACCAGTGCCAAGGTCTTTATTTGGTTTTGATGCAACTCAACAAATAAAAAAATGGCAACCATTTGATGAGTCATTTGGTTATTAAAGGGATACAACATGGCAGATGAAGAAGTAGAAATGGAAGAATTAATGATTGATGAAGAAGGTTCATTACTTTCTTCTTATGTAGTTTCTGCGTTTACAAAATCGCAAGATGCAAGATACGATCAAGAAAAAAGATGGATAGATTCTTACAAGAATTATAGAGGTATCTACGGAAATGATAATCAATTTACTGACACAGAAAAAAGTCAAGTATTTATTAAAGTAACTAAAACAAAAGTTATGGCTGCCTATGGTCAAATAACAGATGTATTATTTGCAGGACAAAAGTTTCCATTAGGTATAAATTCTACTAGGATGCCTAAAGGGATAGACGAGTCAATTAATTTTGATCCTTTAGCACCTAAAGAGAATGCTCAGTCTCCTTATGGTTTTCCTGGAGATGGTAATGATTTACCTGCAGGAGCTACTAATAGTATATTACGAGATAGACTAGAAAAAGACTTACCTAATTTACAAGAAGGTCCAGGTCTAACTCCTACAGCTATTACATACCACCCTGCAGATGAAGCTGCTAAAAAAATGGAGAAGACTATATTAGATCAGTTAGAAGAATCTTCTGCTTCTAAGCATTTACGTTCTGCTGCATTTGAAATGTCTTTATTTGGTACAGGAGTTCTTAAAGGTCCTTTTGCAGTAGACAAAGAATCTCCTAAGTGGGAAGAAAACGAAGAAGGTGCAGTAGAGTATAATCCAACTATTACTACAGTACCTCAATTAGAATTTGTTTCTGTCTGGAATTTTTATCCTGATCCAGATGCTAAAAATATGGAACAAGCTGAATATGTAGTACAAAGACATAAGATGTCTACTTCAGATTTAAGAGGATTAAAAAAACGACCTTTCTTTGATAGCGATGCTGTTGACGAATGTATAGAAAAGGGCACTAATTATGTCCGTAAATGGTGGGAGACACAAGTTGAAGATGAAGATACAAAAAATTATAGCGTGGATAGATTTGAAGTTTATGAGTATTGGGGAAACATTGACAAGGATATGGCAGAAGACGCAGGTCTTGACATTCCTGACGACCTTAAAGAATTTGATACCGTTCAAGTTAACGTCTGGGTTGGAAATGGGAAAGTTCTTAGAGTTGCCATCAATCCTTTCATTCCTAATAGGATTCCTTATTTCGCTGCTCCTTTTGAGTTAAATCCATACAGTTTTTATGGTGTAGGTCTAGCAGAAAATATGTCAGACACACAACAACTAATGAATGGGTTTATGCGTATGGCAGTAGATAATGCTGTCTTATCAGGAAACCTTATATTTGAGATTGACGAAACTAATCTCGTACCAGGGCAGGACTTAGAGCTCTATCCTGGTAAAATTTTTAGAAGGCAAGGTGGAGCACCTGGTCAGTCTTTGTTTGCTACTAGTTATCCTAATGTGTCAAATCAAAACATGCAGATGTTTGATAAGGCTAGGGTGCTGTCAGATGAAGCTACAGGAATACCTTCTTTCTCTCATGGGCAGACAGGGGTTACTGGTGTAGGCAGAACTGCATCAGGTATATCTATGTTAATGGGTGCTGCTCAATTATCTATTAAAACTGTTATTAAAAATATAGATGATTATCTACTACAACCATTAGGAGAATCTTTCTATGCCTTTAATCAACAGTTTAATTTTGATCCAGAAATAAAAGGTGATATAGAAGTAAAAGCTAGAGGTACAGAAAGCCTTATGCGTAACGAAGTAAGAAGTCAAAGACTATTACAACTTATGCAGATTGGTTCTAATCCTACTTTAGCACCTTTTATAAAGTTCCCTGTAATACTAAGAGAAATAGCTCACTCATTTGATTTAGATTCAGAAAAATTTGTTAATGATGAAAGAGAGGCTGTTAGACAGGCTGAGATATTAAAAGCAGCAGGAATGATGCCTTCACAACCAGGTAATACAACACCACCGCCTTCAATGCCTGGAGCAGGTACAGCTTCAGCAGCTAGTCCTGCAGGAGCAGGCAATGGTAACATAGCTCCAGGCGGAGCTCCTGAACCAGATATGCCAGGATTTTCTGCTCCTTTACCAGGCTCAAATGAAGGTATACAATGATAAAAGAAACAGCTAAAAAACTATTACCTTGTGTAAACGACCCTAAACATATTGATGCATTACATAAGTATGCTCAAGATAGAATAGATGCACATGTATTAAATTTAATAAGAGAAACAGACCATTGTAAACTACACCATTTACAGGGCTGTATACAAGAGCTTCAACGATTTATGACTATTAGAGAAGAAGCTAATCAATCAGCCAAGGAGAAATAAATGGTAAAAATAGACAATAATAAAATGACAAAAGCTTTAGTAGGAGGGGGAGTTCCTAGTAAAGATAATTTACCTCAAGACGTAACAGGTCTAGGAGGCTCAAGTAAAAACTCTTATATAACTCAATTAGAATCTGTAATAGATTTAGATAAAAAAACAAATTTAGCATCACAACAAGGAGGAGAAACCATCGTGAAAAAAAATAATATAACGCCAAGAAACATACCAATGGCAGCAGTAAGAACAGGCGGAGCGTACATACGTAAAGCCGCAGAGGGCAATATAGCAATGCCACCTATGGGAGGAATGCCACCACCACCACCATCAGAAGATTCATTGTCTCCAGAAATGGCAGAAGAAGCAAAGAGCTTAGGCATAGAAGTAGCACCACCAGGTGCAACCGCAGAAGAAGTAGCGGATGATCAACTAGTTCTATTATCGGAAGGAGAACTTGTAGTACCTGCTAATGTAGTTAGGTATCATGGTTTAGCCCAGTATGAAAAAATGAGAAAGAGTGCTCTTGACGGATTAAATGTAATGGATCAAGAAGGTCAATTAGTAAGTCCTCAAGAAGAAGCTCCTGAAGGTTTATTAGGTCCTACTATGCCTGAAGGTGCTCCTGTCTAGCATGAGCAGCACAACAGAAAAAATCTACAACTCTTTAAAACGTAATAGTAGTTCTACTAAACCTACTTCTATGAGTATGGAAGATATAATAAAAAAGTCTTATGAACTAGGTTTAGAATTTGCTAGAAGAACACAAAAAAAACCTATAGCAAAACTACAAGAAGGTGGTGTCATAGCAGATAAAGATAATGACATTATTGCTATGGAAGCTATTCATGATTTAAAACACAGCTACCCTAAAAAATATAATAAGTTGCGTGAAACAGCAGCTAAGTCTCCTGAGTTTATGCGTTGGTTAGAAGAATCTTATAAACACGTTAAAGAAAATGAAGGAGAAACAAGAGATTTTGAACCATGGATGCGGACTTCTGGGTTTGATGAAAAGATAATGGGTTTTTTATATCCTGTTGAAACAGGTTATGATAAAGATAATTTACCGTATGGTTCTTTAAGAGGAGAGTTAGAAAATTTTCAAGAAGAGTGGGAAGCAGGATTAAAAAACGAAGCAGTAAGTAACATAGTAATAGCCAGTGAAGAAGAAGCATCTAACTACCCGTTTAAAGAAGGAACAACACACGATTATCAGTTTGAAGATGGGCAGGGAAAAATATATAAAAAATCAAAAAATTTAGATCTAGAAAAAACACAAGTTCCTAAACTACAAGATGGTGGTTCTATAGAAGATCCTTTTAAAACTGATTTTAATTATGATGATACAATTAATTCTATTAATGAAAATTTATCACAAAGAGGTGTTCCTACTGTTGATTTACGAGTAATTGCAAACACTGTTTCTGAGTTTTTAAAAGACGGAGGAATGGCATCAAAAATGTATTCTGTTACAAGTGGTGAAATATCTATGGAAGAATTAAGAGCAAAAAGAGACGATATGTTTAATAGTCTAGTATCTGTATCTCAATTTGAATCTTCTTTAGGTAATGCAAAAAAAGATAAAAATGGTGTCATAGATCATGGTAATTCTAATACTACAGGTATGTTTGGTATTCAAAAACGCACATTAGACACTTTACATAATAATGGAACATTAGACAAAGACATAACATGGGAAATGATTTCTACTAACCCTGAGTTAGCTAATTCTGTAGGAGCTTTAAATGTATTGCAAATAAGTTCTAGAGCATACAATAGAACAGAAACTTTTCCTACTCCTATGCAATCTGTATTATTAAATAGAGCAGGAGTTAATGGATCTTTAACTAACAACGTATATGATAAAGAAAAAGGTATGTCTACATTTACTCCTAAAGAAATACAAAACTACGAGGATACTAATACTTTTATGAATGAAATAGGAATAGGTAACTAAAATGATAAACAGAAAAACAGGTATAATGGGATATAAAGACGGAGCAGCATTTGCAGGACCAGATACATCAACTCCGTTTGTAAAAAAAGAATCACCAGGAGATGTAGCTAGAGAAGAATATGCAAACTTACCTACAGAAATACAAACTATAAAAGGATCAGAAGATTTACCTTCTGTAGCTGTTCCTGAAGAAGACGGTATTATAAAAAGTCTTGGCACTGGTGTTGTAAAACCAGGGCAAGTAGATACCGTGCTTCCTGCATCAAAAGATTATTTAACTAGACCTGTATCAACTGAGCCTTCAGAAATGTTACCTGATGGAGTTAGTTTAAATAGAGTAACAGGTAAAGTAAAAGGTATAGAAGTACCTGCTGAAATGGCAGCAGTAGGAGCTGTAGCGACTGCAGTAGCAGGATATAAATTAATTTCAGGAACTAGTAAACTTTTACCAGGATTTCAACCTTTGGGAGGAGGAGCATCATCGAGCATGTATACTATGGTAGGTGGAAAACTTGTTCCCGTTACAAGTGGGGCAGGAACAGGAGCAGCTTCTGTATATGGAACTGGAGCAGGAGCAACTGCTGCAATGGCAGTAGGTGGATCAGCCGCAGTGTTTAGTTTATATGACATGTATAAAAATGGTCTTTCTGTTGAAAACGGATTAGGTCTTGTAGGAGGAGCTGCTACGTTTGTATCAGGGGCTGCTGCATCAGGAGCTACATGGGCATCAGGTTCATTTGCTTCTTCACAAGCATTAGCAGTAGCAGGACCTTTAATGCTAGGTGCTGCAGCATTATTAGTAATTTATGATGCACTTAAAAAACCTTCTAATAAAACAGGTATAGCTTATTCTAATCTAAGTGCAGATGAATACACAATAACACAAGATGGTCTAACAGGGGATAAGTATCACCAAGGCAATAGAGACGGTGCATCAGCACTGTTAGCTCCTGTATTAGATTATACAAGAGTTATGGAAGAAGAATACGACACTCAAATAGGTGGTCACATATCTATTCAAATTGGTAATGAAAGAGGTTTAGAAATTATTGTAGCTTCTGAAGATGGTAGAATATTTATTGAAAAAGACTTTGGAAGGTCAGAAACTGCGGTAGACGAAATGTATCAATGGTTTGACGACATAACTAATTTTGCAGCACAATCAGGTGTACAAGACTTAGCCTATTCATCTGCTATATTAAATGGTCAATATGATTATGTAAAAGGAAGAGCTATAGAAAGAAAAAATAAATACAAATATTATTCTATGCCAGGTCTAGACAGTTACGGAATACTAGGCGAACATTATATGATGGCTGATGGTTCTCAAGGACAGCTTTCTAGAGCAGAGCATAATGCTCAATTTGACACTGTAGCCAACGAAGTAACTACAGCAATAACAGATTGGAGAACTTATCTAGGAGATAACTGGGAATGGGATAGAGGGTCTAGACCTTTAGATACAGGAACAGGCGTTAACCCTGATGGGTCTTTTAATTACACAAATTCAAATTTCCAAGATTTTACAGGATTTGATAACTATGGTTACACAGGGATGAAAAAAGGAGGCTCTATAGAAGCTCTTCCAAAATTTGTAAAGAGTAAAATAGCTACTCTTAAAGAGGGAGGTACTCCTGATTCTGCGTGGGGAGGTTCTTCAGGAAAAATATATAATTCTCAAGAACCTGAAATTACACCACAAGAGTCACAAGGATTACTTAGCCCTCGTTTAATGGCTACCTACTAACCCCTAGAAATAGGCAACTAAGTAGCCCCAACAAGGAGACGTAAATGTCAAACGAAGAAACAGTAATAAAAAGAGATGAAGACACAGGTGACACAATAATGCAAAAACCTGTAAGATACCAAAGAGCAGAACCTACTATGCAAGAATTAGCTGCAGATGAAGCTCTAAAAGAAAGAGAAGGAACAACTGAAGATTTAGAAACTGTTGAACAAGCAGCTAGTGGACCTGAAGACGAATCATTTAAAAAACGTTATGGTGATTTGCGTAGGCATATGCAAAAAACTACAGAAGCAAAAGATAAAGAATTAGCTGATCTTAAAAAACAATTATCAGCAGCTACTAAAAAAGAAATGAAGCTACCTAAATCAGATGAAGAAATTGATGCATGGGCTTCTGAATATCCAGACGTTGCTAAAATTGTAGAAACTATTGCAATGAAAAAAGCAGTAGAACAAAATAAAGATATTGAAGAAAGATTAAATTCTTTAACAGAAAGAGAAAGATTGACTACACGAGAACGTGCTGAAATGGAACTATTACAGATACATCCTGATTTTACAGAAATTAGAGATAATCCTGAGTTTCATGATTGGGCAGAAGAACAGCCTGAGTATATTCAAAAAGCTCTTTATGAAAACGAAGATGATCCTCGTGCAGCAGCACGTGCCATAGATCTGTATAAAGCAGACATAGGAGTAAAAACAACTAAAAAGAAAACATCTAAAAAAGATGCAGCAAGAGCAGTGAATGTTAGAAGTGCTACTAGCCCTACTAATAATGCTACGGGATCTGATAGCATATTAGAGTCAGAAGTAGCTAAAATGACATCACAAGAATACTCGGCAAACGAAGAAGCTATAAGTAAAGCAATTCGTTCAGGCAACTTTGTCTATGATGTTAGTGGAGCAGCTAGAGCATAACTGCTTAACTGCTTGACAAAATAATGTTTTTGTGTATGTATAGATAAATACACATTCGTGTAGACCAGAATTTTATATTCTCTACTCTACAATATTCAAATGAAATCCTACTCAGGCTACCTGATGTCATGGTCCTATTTATAGCTACCCATTTTCAGCATCAGCCCTTACGAAGTGGAGTTATCGTTTGTTAGCCTCTAAAAACTAAAAGGAGAAAAAGATGGCTTTTAAAGTAGCGTCAGGTTATACAAACCTACCTAATGGTAATTTCTCTCCAGTTATTTACAGTCAAAAGGTTCAACAAGCTTTTCGTAAGAGTTCAGTTGCTGAATCAATTACTAACAATGACTACTTTGGAGAAATTGCAAACTTTGGTGATACAGTCCGTATTATTAAAGAGCCAGAAATAACAGTTAAAGCATACTCTCGTGGTACTACAGTCACACCACAAGACTTAGACGATGAAGATTTTACATTAACTGTTGATCAGGCAAACTACTTTGCTTTTAAAATGGATGATATTGAGGAAGCTCACTCTCATGTAAATTTTGAAAGCATGGCATCAGATAGAGCAGGCTATAGACTTCGTGATCAATACGATCAAGAAGTTCTTGGTTACCTATCTGGTTTTAAACAATCAGCTTTAAACACAGTTGCAGATACTACTAATGACACAGTATCAGGAACTAAAGCTGTAAGCACCGCAGGAAGTAATGAATTATTATCCTCAATGACTTTGAGCAAAGGTTCTTTTGGAAACATTACAACTACTTCAGCAGGCGACCACTCTATCCCTCTAGCAGTAAGAATGCCTGGAGCGACAGCAGTAGCAACAGCTACCGCAACACCGCTTCAAGTAATTGCTAGAATGGCTAGACTATTAAATGTACAACAAGTAGATACAGCAGGTCGTTTCTTAGTCGTAGATCCTGTATTCATGGAACTATTATCAGACGAAGATTCTAGACTATTAAACAATGACACCGCAGATAAAGGTGGACTTGTAAATGGTATTTCAATCGGAAATCTACATGGTTTTGATGTATATGTCTCAAGTAACTTACCTTCAGTTGGTACTGGTTCTGCAACCTCTGGTTCAGCAAATCAAAATACTAACTTTGGCGTACTTGTTGCAGGACATAGTTCAGCAGTAGCAACTGCTTCTCAGATCAATAAAGTTGAATCTTATCGTGATCCTGAATCTTTCGCTGACATTGTCAGAGGGATGCAGATGTACGGAAGGAAAATACTTAGACCTGAAGGCATTGTGACAGCTAAATATAACGCAGCGTAAGGGAGATAAAACATGGCAACATATGATTTAACAGCTAAATCCACTACAGGCGTTAGTTCTGACTCAACAGCAACTCTACCAGGTAATCGTAGAGGAGCATATGTAATTGAAAAAGAATTAGATGTAGCAAAATTAGTAGCGGAAGGCACATTTGCCAACGTAGCTAATGGCGACATTTTTCAATTATTAGAAGTTCCTGCTAATACTATTGTTATTACTGCAGGTGCTGAAGTCACTACAGTATTTACAGGCGGTTCTGCCACTGTAGATATTGACTTTGCAGCAGGAGATGACATTATTGATGGCGGAGACGTTTCATCAACTGGTTATCTTGCAGCAGGTTCTAATGGTCAAGGCAATATCATAAACACAGCAGCAGCTAATACATTTACTGCATTAATTACAGCAGCAGACACTATTGACGTGAAAGTTGCAGCAACTGATACAGCTTGTGTTAGTGGTGTACTTAGAGTTTATGCGGTTCTTGCAGATATTTCTTCTCAACAAACAGGAAGAGATGTTGTAGCTAGAGACTTAGTATAGATTTATTCTAGGATTAGGAGGGGTGAGTATTTCTTGCCTCTCCTACATTTAATATATGGCATATACATTTTTTACAGTAACAAATGAAGCGTTAAGAAGACTTAATGAAGTAGAAATGACTACTTCAGAATTTAGTGCAGCTAAAGGTGTGCAAGCGTTAGTGAAAGACGCTGTAAACAATTCACAAAGAGATATTTTTACAAGAGATAGAGAGTGGCACTTTGCATATGGTTCTACTAGTCAGACTCTTACAGCAGGAACAAACGAATATGCAGTAACAACAGGATTTATGAGTGTAGACATTGACACAGTTATGTTAGATAGAAATGATACACTAAACGTAGAAGAAAGAAGATTAGTACCATTAACATATGATGAGTACATAGACGATCATAAAGAACGAGATGAACAGAGAGATTCAGGAGACTATGACACACCTATATATGTATATCTAACCCCTGATTATAAATTAGGATTTAGTCCTACTCCTGATAAAGCTTATGTAATAAAATACACTTATTATAAAGCACCTACAGAATTAGAAGCATCAGGGGATGTGCCAGAAGTGCCTTCACAGTATAAAAATACTTTAATAGATGGTGCATTGTACCATTTGTATATGATGAGAGATAACATAGAGCAGGCAGACAGAGCTTCTAGAGCTTTTCAGGAGGGGATAGACTACATGCGTTCTACACTAATAAATAAATATATTAGAATGCGTGACACTAGAGTTAGTGGCTTAGTCAATGACTGATAGGTTACAGGTAGCAAAAATACTGTCTGGCGGTGGTTTATATACCAATGAAAATTACTTAGCTCTTAGTGATAACCTACCAGGTGCAGCTAC